CTCAAGCAACTTCACCAATTGTTTTGCCCTTTTAGTCATCATCATCCTCAAAGATTTCGTCGTAATCTAATTCTCTTGGTTTAATATCATCAAATCGATATGACTGAACATCAGAATATATTTCTGCTTTCAGAGAATCAACAAGAAGTTCCATATTTCGAACAATCAGTTTCAGTTTGTCTTTGTCCATATGTCAAAATTCTTTCAATTCATTTTACCATAAAAAAAGGAGGGAATCAATCCCTCCTAGAATATCAGCGCATCGCCATCGCCAGTTTTGCTTGATGTTTACGTTGTTCTTTTTCTTTTTGTTGCTTAATTAAAATAAGTTGCCAGTTGCTTTTGATTTTCATTGGAGTGCTCCTTTACTTTTGGTATTGGTGCGTTCCTTCGGTGTCCCTACTTCCGCCCATAAGGGTGAACGTCAGAATATTTATAATTTTTATTCTGTAACAAATGATACAATTTTAAAACTTTCGCGTGAGAAAATTTTGGGCGATTTTTTTTCGACTATTTTAGAAATCACTTTCTCTTTTTGGTTTTGGGTGCTTCATATCCCCAAACTTTAGGATTGATTTTACCACAACCCCATTCAATACTACGAATCACATCTCCCATACTATCATAGTACATATCAAAGATATTAACTCTCTTACCACATCGGGTAAGGTCATAGCAAATCTTATCATTCATCACATAAGTTACGATGTATGCATCCTTAGGAACATCAGTAACTTTTGCTTCTTCTAAGGTACAATTATGTTTGAGTATCTCACATCCGTAACGAGATTTTAATGATTCCCTTTCTTGTATAGTCCAAGTTTCATTTTTATCTTTTTCGGATGTCTTGGTCTTTTCTGTAGACATCTTTCTTTCTTTAATATTTTTTTCCATATCAATAAGTTCAATTAATTTTATGTATCAGGAGCGATTTCCCCAAGTAATATCAGGATAAGCTTCCGAAACAATTTCTTTTGTGACTTTATATTTTGTCTGAAGTTGCTTATCTTTAACCAAACAAATGATTTCAGATTCTAGAGGATGCAATCCTTCAAGAATATTAATAAACATCGATTCTCTGCGAAGATTATTCAAACCATCATTACCACCTTTGATGAAGTGATAAAAATTATTGAACTCTTTGCGAATCGTAGTGCGTTGTTGAGAATCATTAATTCCCATAGAGAACGAACCCGTTTCATGCATTCTACGAATATCTTCGGTAATCTTTGTGCTTAAAGACCCACTATAAGAAGTTTGTTCATCATACCCAGAATAAGGAACAGGTCCATCTGGAAGAGCAGAAATTATACTTTCATCAAAGTTCCAAATAAAAATTGCCTTCAGAGAAGGGTGCTCATATTTTTTAAGAATTTCTACCTTTTTAGCATTCGAACGCTGTCTTGATACAAGGTCCAAAACTTCAAATGCAAAAGGATTTTTAGGTAAATCTTCAATCACTGCAGGTTCTTTTGCCACTACAGTTTTTGCTTTAGTCGTCGTCTTCTTCTGTGTCGTCGTAGTCATGATAGTTTTCAAAATTAAATGCAATTACTTCGTCTGGAATAAGATTTCCTTGATTATCAAACATCTCAGGATGAGGTCTAGGAATTTCTCTATAGTTCATCATATACTCTCTGGCAACCCAACCAGTTACAATTCCCACTATAAGAAATAAAACGGTTAAGAATGAACCGAATACTAGGCTAACTGCTAACATTTCTTTTTCTCCGGGAAACTACTTTTTTCCTTGATATAAAGGAAAATTCAAAATAGATGGTAGTTTCTCGATTGAGAAAGCAAACCATCTTCTCAAAGATGATGTGGAATGGTTTGGTCTGCTTTCTTTTTCCTCCATTAAGTATAAGTTCAACACCACGATTCATACCGTGGTCTTCTGATTTATTTAGGTTTGAATCAGACAATTTGTTTCTCTTTGAGGAATTTGATTGTTTCAACTGATCCTCCCAATTTTTTATCATCACATACTACTTGAGGAAAGGTAGATCCTTCACCAAATTCAGAATAGAATTCTTCTCTGGAAAAATCCTCACCTAAAGTATACACCACAAACTTATTTCCTGTCAACTCAAGAACAGTTTTAACCTTATGGCAATATGGGCAATCTTGTTTTGAATAAATTGTAAAATTCATAATTGTTAAAGATTTATAATAATTTATATAAGAAAAAAGAGGAGATTTCTCTCCTCTTATTATACCACCAACTCACCTCTCCCACCACAGAGAGGGTCTTGGTTCTCGAAGTCACAGAGAACTCATCAAGACCCATACATTATAGGTGATATTTGTTTTTTTGTCAACAGACACCATACTTTGCTTTGAGATTATTAGATTGTGTCTCCATACTCTCAAATCCTTTTACAGTCATCCAAGTCACCATCGAATATCTATTTCCTTTGGTGACTGGTTCAACACCGTGACGATAATAACGATTAGAAGGAAAGCAAACTAAAAGACCAGGTTCTGGGCGAATACGAATATGAAGGTCTGGAAATACAAAATCACCACCTTCAAATTCATTGTTCAAATATAAGACCATTGACAAATCACGGTCTACTGTCTTTCTCCAAAGTTGTGTTTGGTCTGGTGCAGTCCATATACCTTCACCATCAATATGAGGTTGGTAATGTCCTCCTACACCATAACAAAGCAGTTGTGGAACTTCACTACTATCAACCTCAAACTGATAAAAAGGATTGATGACTTGCTTTACAATATGATGCATCAGTTCATTGACCTGTGGAAATACAGGTTCAATTGGAGCAATTTGAGTGTCTCTTGTTTTCTTATCAGTAATCCATTCAGTGCTTCTTGTCTGATTGGATTTATCTGGGTCAAATACTGAAAGGTCTTCTGTTTTTGAAGTTTTCATATGATTTACCAGAGCATCAATCCCTTCTTGACTGATGACTTTTGGTGCAATCAAAACTTTGGATAATAAATTCATTAGTAATAATGTAGTTGTAGGTATTTATCTGGTGCTGTTGGAGGTTGCTGATCTTATATATTTTGCTGCATTCAATGGACCTCTAATTGATGCTGTTGCAGAATCATTAGAGAAATCAATACGGTCTACTCTTGAGTATCCAGCAAATGGTGCGGCACCAGTACTACCACCAGCAGTCCATCCATAATTAGAGTTTCCTGTTGCTGCTAATTGAGTTTTTACAGTAGTTAATGGACCTCTTACTGATGCTGATACTGAATCATTTGAGAAATTTATACGATCTACTGTCGAATATACTGTTACACCAGAACCAGCACCAAACCAACCATAATTAGAGTTTCCTGTTGCTGTCAAAGAATTTCTTTCTAAACTTAATGGACCTCTTGGTAATGGTGATGGAGAATCATTAGAGAAATCTGTGCGGTCTACTATTGAATAGTATGCTGGTGTTGGTGTGTTTGTAAAACCACCACCCCACCAACCATAATTAGAGTTTCCTGTTGCTGCTAAATTAGTTTTCACTAAAAGTAATGGACCTCTTATTGATGCTGTTGAGGAATCATTAGAAAAATTTATGCGATCTACTGATGATAAATGAACTGGTGGAAGTCCAGGTGATGGTTGAATCGACCCGCCCGCATACCAACCATAATTAGAATTTCCTGTTGCTGCAGAACTATATTTTATTGCACTTAATGGACCTCTTGCTGATGCTGCTGCAGAATCATTCGAAAAATCTATACGATCTACCCCCGATATTCCAAGAGTTCCAGGAGTACCACCAGCAAACCATCCATAGTTAGAGTTTCCTGTTGCTGCTACATTACTTCTCGTATAAACTAATGAACCTCTTGGCGATGTTGCTGCTAAATCATTAGAGAAATCTATGCGGTCTACTGATGATGTTCTTCCTGGTGTAGAAAGGTTAAATGAACCACCCCACCAACCATAATTCCCACCTTTTTGTAGACGAGTGCTTGAAGACCTTGCTTGTCCTGATGTTGCTGATAAATATCCTCTTGCCGAACTTAATGGACCTCTAACTGATGCTGTTACAGAATCATTAGAGAAATCTATGCGGTCTACTGTTGATACTGATGCTGGAACACTACCACCAGAAAACCAACCATAATTAGAGTTTCCTGTTGCTGCTAAAGAAAATTTTGTTACACTTAATGGACCTCTTGATGATAATGTTGATAAATCATTTGAGAAATCTATACGGTCTACTATTGAATATGTTGCGGGTACGATGGTATTGTTGCCTCCACCAAACCAACCATAGTTAGAGTTTCCTGTTTCTGCTAAATTATATCTTGCTAAACTTAATGGACTCCTTAATGATGCTGTTGATGAATCATTAGAGAAATCTATACGGTCTACTGTTGCTACTGCTGCTGTAGTAAATCCACCACCAAACCAACCATAGTTAGAGTTTCCTGTTGCTCCTGCAGAATATCTTGCTAAACTTAATGGACCTCTAACTGATGCTGTTCCAGAATCATTTGAGAAATCTATGCGGTCTACTGTTGCTACTGCTGCTGGAATTCTACCACCACCAAACCAACCATAATTAGAGTTTCCTGTTGCTGCTAA